ACTGTATTGGTGATCGGCATACCCGTACGTTCTTCGAACATGATCGCGTAAGCAGACATTTGAGCAAAGTAGTTCGATATATTCTCTTTTTTCTTGACCCTTTTCGAAGTCTTGAAATCAACGATCGACGGTACACCATCAAATTCGGCTACACAATCACAGCGACCAGCCATACCAAGATGGCGACTAAAAAGAGCAACTTCGAGGCCAAAGATTTTTCCGATAGATTGATCAAGAATTGGCCGCAAGTTTTGTAGACTTTGCTTAATATGTGGGAGATAGTCGTCTGTAGGTTCATTTTTTAAATATCCTTCGATAATACTATGTACAGCAGTACCGCGATTACTAGCTCGATGCCCAACCTTATTCGCTTCTTCTTCTCCGACTCGAAGTCGCCAGGCCCGGATGGCATCTTCGCTTAGAATACTAAGTACTGTTGTAACACTAGGAAAACGAGAACCGTCAGGAGCAACGTATACGCGACCAGTCTCGCTCGTGTCTGCAACCAAGTCTTCGTATCCGATATCAATCTTTTCATGTTCAAATACCCTTTTCATTTAGTACGGTCCTTATCAGTTCATTATCTAAGCTTTTTTCAGGAATGCAGAACATATTACCCCATTCCCTTTGTTGTGTCAATTCAGCTAACCGTGTTAAGTTTTGCCAGTATGTTTTGCTAAAGTGCGTACATTGTTCTACTGTCTCAAACGGCATATTATCGAACGTGTGGTGCTTAACATATTCACCAGGTCCAGCCATCATCACAATTAATATAAACCATTTCATGGTATGTCATCCCAACCTATTAGTGCTTTGATCTCTTCTGGGTCAAACTGCACGTCACCCGTGCCACCTGATAAGATACATGTAAACATACCAAAGTCTTGTCTTTCAACCACCGTTACTTGGTCATCTTCTGGGTCGTATAGAACAAAGAAGTCTGAATTAAATTTAGATCCGTCTCCATTAAACGAATTACCACGAAAATACAATAGAGGCTGCATACCATCTTTTTTTATCTGAGACAGCATAGCCATGGCTTCATCTAATGTTGGTGCACACATTACTGGTTTACTATATAGGCCAGCCATGGGACCTTGAGCCTGTACTGGCATTGATTTTGTCACTTCTGTTTGCTCTGCCTGTGTAGTTTGACAAGCAGTAAGTAGTACCAGTACGATAACCCATTTTAGCATATTCATCATTTCATTCCTAGCATTTCCTTCGTCATGATATAATCACGTAGAAAGTCTGATCTTACGATATCCTGCCAGCCAAAAGTAATCACACTAAAGTTCTTTAGTTGTTCTATGACACGTAAGAATCTTTGAAGCCCATCACGTTCAGATGCATCTTTGAAATCTGACTGATAATAGTCTCCGCTAAATATGATTCTGCAATTATTACCTACACGTGTGATAACAGAATCAAGTTCGTGGAAATTTAAGTTTTGCATTTCATCCACAATAATAACAGAGTTATCAATCGTCAATCCCCGTATAAACGATGTTGTAGTAAACTCTATCACATGACTATTTATAAGCTTGTTATAGGCAGCTTGATCGTTAAATAGTTCATACGCAATTGCTTTGTATGGAGTTTCGAATACTTCTTTCTTTTCTTCTACTGTTCCCGGTAAGTATCCCATGTCTCTCGTTGGAACAACCGACCTGACAATAATACACTTATTATAAGGCGTCGCTCGCTCGAGAACCGATTCCATTGCAAGGTATAACGCAATAAAAGTCTTACCAGTACCAGCACTACCAGCAAGGACGAGATTGTCTCCATCATCCCATGCATCAAATGCTTTTTGTTGGTTATCTGTTTCTGGACTGCAGTCAAAAAGATCTTCATATTTTACCGTCGCCTTACTCATAGTCTTGTACCCATTTAAGTTCTTGTATCAGTCGATAGTACCAGTTTCTATCGTGCGGATCGCTAGCACGAAGAGCATCATCTCTTAATTGTGCTATGCGCGCAGTAATATAATCATGTTTAGACTTCTTTTTACCGCGTCTCATGTCTTGATCGTATTGTCTTTAGCAGAACCTTTTTTAATTCTAGATAGATGATCATTCCATTCACTACCTGCTCTACGTAAATTCGACATCGTATTGCCGGCAAATGCAGGTGTCGATAGATCTTTTACAACGTCTGGCATTTCATCAAGTATTATTTGCAGTTCATCCCAAGAACATGTAACATCCCATGTCTTATTTGTTTTTATATCACGCAGTGTGTACTTCGGCACCTTGATATCCTTTCCACCAATCTGGCTGTGGTCGACCCCATTCCCATTTAGCAAACCATTTTGCCGCATGGTAATAATTATGATAAGCTTGTACAGCATTACCTTCAACCATACATTCAGGATAATGTGTCATAGCTTGATAGAACTCTGTAAGACCAATGTCTTTAATATTTTGAGGCGGTTTTTTGAGCATAGGACCGAGCTCGCGCCATGTCTTATGAACCTTGCCACGTCTATATGTATACTCGTCTGCCATGGCTTCGAAGTGAGTATAATGCCAGTTATAATTAGTAAGTGATGCCATTGTCCATGTTGTACATGGATGATGTTTGTGTACTGCAAGATAGTACATATTGTCACGTTCGTCATTAAAGTCATAATAAGTTTGTACCGTCTTACCTGATTTAGAACGCCTTTTAGTAGGAGTACCGTCGAGTAAGCGATGAGCAGTAGACAACATTTGTGCCGATTCGACAATCATCTTTGGCACATGTTTGTCACACAACATTTGAGCTGCTACAACTGGGTCTTCATCAAGTATAAAAATATTCATAATCCGGATACCACGCCTGCACTATTGTTTTTGTTTTTTTCATAATATATTATAACAAACCGGGAAACAGTTGTACACTGTTATTCTTTGATTTAAGTGGAATTTACTGGTACTGCCTCCGCTAGTTGTCGTAATACGAAATCACGCTTCTTAAGAATCTTTTCAGCTCTGCTTTCGAGTCCTTTCTTTGCAAGTTTCCGTGCATAGATCTCGAGATCATTTGAATCTTTCTTAAGCCGTTCGATTTGTGCTAGTACCATTATAGTTACCTTATAAAAAAAGAGCATGCACGAAAGTGCACACTCAGGTTGGAGTTGAATTGTTTGATTTGCTTTAGTCTTTAAGTAGACCAGGAAAAGCCTCCTGAATGATAGGCCGCGTAATATATTTTGGCGGTTCTTTATTAATCATATTGACTACAAGTTTGGCATCTTCTGGATGAACTCCTTCTAACATACCAATAAACAGTCTTTCACGTTTGAACTTTACAAGCTCATCACCTTTTCCGCCCACAACGAAATAAGTGAACTTCTTATTTTCTCTTAGAAGATTTGCTGGATGATTGTGTGCCTCTGATGGAGTGTAGGGAGGTATACCATCTGGTATAAGCCATTTAACTGTAGAATCAAATGTACCTCTCAGCACGTCTTTAAGAGCCCAAGATTCATTTTGTTTGAGGACCTGAATCTTCTCCGCTTTAGTCCTTTTCTTTTGTACTTCTTGAATTACTTCAAATACCATTTTAGCCATTAGATAAATTCCTCTACGGATTCAATCAACTGTTTCATATTTTTATTTATAAGATAGGGAAACACCAAACCTTTATTATGCCACGGATCTTGTGAATTAAATTCATCGAGGATCTTTTCTTTCAATCTGTCTGGTGTTTTAGTAAGATCGATCAGTGTTTCATTACGACAATAATTTCGATACCAAGATGCGGCATAAAGTAATTCGCCTTCAGAAAGATCTTCAAGTATTGCTTCTTTCTTCTTCTTAGAAAGTGGTGTTTGTCTACGACCTTCTACAAAGACATCATCATCTGATAATACATTGGGTACGCCATCACCTGCATCACCTTGTAATATTTTTAGTTTTAGATTTTGACGTGGATGGCTTTCTTCTACATACTTCTTTGTCATAGGAGAAAACTGTGAAACGTTATCATATCTTTGTAGTTGCTTGAAGTCGTGGTCTGATGACACAATCATAATGTCTTCATACTTACCGAACTCTTGAGTATTTTCTACAAGCGTACCGATAATATCGTCTGCTTCGCATTCGTCAATCTTAATTACTTTGTAAGGAAAGTTTTCTTTGATTTCTTGATGCACAACATGTAAGATACGAAACGCTTCACCCCAATCGAAGTCAGACTCGTCACGAGTTTTACGACGATTTGCTTTATATTGTGGAAAGTAATTACGACGCCAGTTATTACCGCTATCGATAGCAAGTACAACTTCACCATAGTCTTTCTTGAATTTAGTGCGATACATACGAATCGAGTTCAGCATCATATGACGCAACATACTTTCATCGTTGACTTTATTGACAGCAATTGTGGCGATTGCAATACCTGAGAAATCAATTAGAATCATAATAAAATCTTTTTTTTATTGAAGGAATGGATGGTTAGATGGTAAATTTATAAGTTGATTATAAGAAAGTGTATAAAGTTGAGTGTTGTGAGTGATAAGATGTTCGAAATTTTTATTGGTATAAAAAAGATGATTAGTTAAAGATTGTAGTGAATTGAAGTTGATAGTGTGAGTTGATGGTGTGAAAGTGGTTAGTGTAAACATATTTTTAGCTCCTCATAGTTATAGTACTATTATATCATACTTTGAGGCAATTGTACACAGTTAATTTAAGTTAATTTAATTTTTTTTTAACCAAGGGGGAAGGTGCTTTGCGTGGATCTTACAGCCTATGAATTCGTTGTACCACTCATCACTGAAAAGGACGTCATTATCGAACTGAGCCTTTGCTTCAAAGTAGGACATTTCTCCTTTGGTTCGGCAGAGTCGTATAATTTCTCTTTTGTAATTATCTGGCCCTCGTCGTTCAACAAGTAATTGAAGCTCCTTACTAGATCCATAATATTCTCGCCAGTCGCTCGGCTGTTTTGTTCGAACTCGCCGAGCTCGCTTTGAATTTTTTGGTAATATCTTCGGGCGCCAGAAGTTCTTTTTACCGAGATACTTCTTGCCTGTATCCAATTCTGTGATGACATAGACGAAGCCGACATAGTCATCCGGTTGCTTATCATATTCTTCATTTTCATATAACCACATAAGGTTATTTATTCTTTGCCTCGTAGTAGTATTCTTCAGTATCTCCGAGACGATACTTATTACCCGATTCAACCTGATAATAATCTGTTGATACTTTAAAGTCTGGCATCATCGGCTCTTCGGGTGTTAGGCTATTATCATATACACGCATACGATTGTTTGGATAGAGTGCATACTGACCATTCTCAAGTTCAATTAAATTAAATGACTTATGTTCTTCTGGTACTTCGGCAGTAGAATAATCGATCTCATCGCCGTGTACATGATAGTTGTCGAGTGTACAAATATAGGTACCATACATATTACCTTGATCTCGAGTACGAATCTCAAAATCCATTGAACCAATAAATTGTTTGTAGATTGACGTTACACCGTAATCCATACAATTCCAAAACTGTAAGTTCGGTAATGTTAAATCAGGATCTGGTGTTTCAGGACTTGATACAAATGCACTGATCGGTAGTTTGTCATAGAGTGCACCGTAGTGTGGTAGATATGTTTCGAAATAAAATGCTCTACCTGGTATTGACTTTGCTGTAACCCAATGTCCTTCAACAAATTCACCATGTCCACTTTCGTGATCCATGAGATATTCTTTTCTCACAAATACTTTTTGATTTGGTAAGTTACATATCAAATGACTCATTTGAAATATCCTCTACTTCTGCTCTACGTCCACATACTGGACAAAATTCTGGTTTTTCACCGTTTTCAACCAATATAATTGTTAACGCGTCACACTCTTCACACTCGATTCGATATTCGTTTTCCACTTGATTCCTTTATTTCTTTTTTTCTTTGATCGGTTGCAGATAACCACTCAGCAATTTCTTTTTGAGTTCTACCACAACCGATACATATTTTATCTACCAGTGTGCAAATTTTTACACATGGACTAGAAATCAATTTCACAAGCTCCACCGGCACAGGCGGCAGCTGCAAGTGTATCAACGTCTGTATATACCTTTTCTGTCAAATCATTTTTCCAATCGATTTGTTTAAGGTTCTTTTGAATCTTATTCCATTTATGCAATAGATAAGCATCTTTTAAACAATATTCTGTTTTCTTGAGATTACCATCAAAATAGTTATCTGCAAAGTTTGTGAATCGTCTTACCCAATCTTGCTTAGCTGAGTTTTCTGAAGATTCAAGAGATAAGTCTTCACCCATACCTTGAGCTGTTGCACAGGCTGTCCATAGATTAGCAAAGACTTTCATTGCATCTACAACCATACCTGACGCAAACACTGCACCTTCGTCATACTTATCGACCATTTCTTGTGCAGTAATCACCTGAGTATTTGGTGCTTGATTGTAGTCTTTATCACCTGTAGGAGCGAGGAAGGAAATACCTGAGAAAGAATAGCGATTCTCAAACACATACTTCTCAACCTCGTCCCAGTCGTTCACGATAATTGTATTTGATACATTGTGATGAATACCTTCGTCTGCACAAAGATCTTCATTTGTACCTTCCACAACCCAATACTTTTGTGCTTTCTTTACGAGCTCTAGATGTTTGACACCTAATAGATTATCTTTAAAGTATGAGCCAACTTGTGGGATAATAGGGAATGATACCACTACATCGGTACCTCCAGCAGACCACACTGATTCTTCAACCATATAAGGATTCGACTTTACAATTGCCTGAGTAATTTCAGACTCTTTGTTCATCTGAATGTTTCTTATATACATTGGAGAATGTTCGGCATGAATACCTGAAGCAGTCTGCAATAGAACGGAAGCATTACCACTTGGCTTAACGCAAGTAGTCCGAGCAGCAGGATTAATGCCAATAATGGCGGCAACTTCTCTATTGACTTTCTTAACAATTGACGCTCCCTTTTTAAGGACCTTCGTATCGAAAAGAATATCGGGGTTATTCATCCATCCTGTAATAGAGACACCAAGCAATGCCTCGCGATCGAAGATCTTTTTAGATATAGGACTTAAAAATTTAAAGTCTGTATATCCCGCTTGTAATGTACCGAGAATCGC